ATTTTTATTCAAATTACACCTATCAAAGTTAATCCCTGGTCTGCCCTTTTCAAATGGATTGGTAAAACTATAACAGGAAACGCTTGTAGTAAAATTGACGGTCTAATAGATAAAGTTGAAAAGATTGAAAAAGATGTTAAAAACAATGAAAAAGACCGCATACGTTGGGAAATTTTAGATTTTGCCAATTCATGTCGCAACAATCGTAAGCATACGAGAGATGAATTTCAACATATAGTTGCTTTAAATGATAAATATAAGCGATTATTACAAGAAACAAATGATACTAATGGAGTTTTTGAAGTTGAATATAATTATATTCAAGATTTGTATGCTGAACGATTAGAAAAAAATGATTTTCTATAAGGAAGGTGAATATTATGGTCTTTACTAAACAATGGTTTAAAGCCGCAGGTATTCGTGCAATAAAAACTATTGCCCAAACTGCTATTGCAACTATCGGTTCTAGCGCCGCAATAGGCGATGTAAATTGGACCATGGTAGCCTCTGCTTCTGCGTTAGCAGGTATTTTAAGCCTTCTAACTAGTGTTGCGGGCTTACCAGAAGTAAAGGAAGAGGAAGAAGCTTAAAGCTTCTTCCTTGACTTTTTTTATTTTTTATAGTATAATATTTTTAAAGAATATAAGGAGGACAATATTTTGGAAAAACATAGTAAAGAACGAGTAATTAATTTAGAAGTTTATACAGACGGTTCTTTAAAGAAAACAGGCGCGCAATCTACTTTTGGAGGTTGGGCTTATATTGTTACTCAAGACGGTAAAGAATTATATTTTGCTTCAGGAAATGAATCAAATACTACAAATCAAAGAATGGAATTAATTGCTATTAAAGAAGCTTTAAACTATGTAAAAACTGTCCGCCGCAATTCAGAAAAAGTTATTATATATAGCGATTCTGCTTACGCGATCAATTGTTATCTACAAGAATGGTATGTAAATTGGCAAGCAAATGGCTGGCGAAACGCTAATAAAAAAGAGGTTGCCAATCAGGATTTATGGCGAGAAATTATTCCATTTTTTGATAATTTTTGGTATGATTTTAGGAAAGTAGAAGGACACGCAGGAAATTACTGGAATGAAGAATGTGATAAACTCGCTCAAAATGAAGCTGATAAATTAAAGAAAACTTGGCGAGGTAATAAAAATGATGAACGATAAAAGTATTTATGAAGTATCTCGAAATGAATATAAAGGTTTTGTTGAACAAATTAAACCAGAATGCAGACGAGTTGAAATAAGAAAAGTAGATGAAACACATACCGCAGCAGAAATTTTTAGTATTAATACCGGTAAATGTCTTTGTAGTAGAATTACGTATTCTGCTGATTATGGGGAACCTGAGCCAGAAAAATATTATGTTTTTGAAATGCCTGAAAAATATGAACGACAAGCCCCTATTCCTAAGCAACAATTAGTTTTAAAAACCAAAGAAGAAGTTCAAGCTTTCTTTGATTTTTTAGCAAAAAAGATAAAAAAGGAGAATAATAAAAATGGTTGAACTTTTTACAAATATTCCAAAAGAAGTGAAAGAACAGACTGAGGCTATTGCCAATTTTATTTTTTTAAATTTTGAACCAGAAGCTGGTTTAAAATTTATTCAAAGTTACATTTCTTCTTGCGAAGAAGAAGATGAACGAGATTTTGTTCGTTTTTATTTTAATACTCGTTTAGAGCAGCTTTTAAAAGAAGGAGAATCTAATGAATACTGATTTATTCAATATGGAACCAATGCGTTATTGGGCTCCAACTTCATCTATGTCTCCAGAGATAAAGCGTCAGCATTTAGAACAAATGGCTAATAGTGGAGAATATATTTGGAGTCAAAAATATGATGGCAATTGGTCTCGGGCAGTTATTACTCCAAGTCACAAGGCTTTACAAACTCGCGGGATAAGTAAGAAAACTGGTACTTACGGAGAAATTCAAAATAAAGTTTTCTTTTGGGAAGATATTGCGCAAGCATTTGAAAATAATACTGTTATTCTTGGTGAAGTATATTTGCCTGGTGGTATAGATAAAGATGTCGGAAGTATTCTCCGCTGTTTAGACCCTAAAGCTCAAGCGCGACAAAAAGATAAAAAACTTGAATGGCGAATTTTTGATATTCTATATCTAGATGGATTAAATTTAATGAATACTCCCGTAGTAGAGCGTATAGAATATATTCCAGAAGTTGTAAGACGAATTAATAATCCTTTAGTATCTGGAATTAAATATCATGAAATGAATGAGCATTTCTTTGATGATTTAAATGAAATTTTTTCTAATGGCGGAGAAGGTGCTGTTTGTTACCGTCGTTCTTCTATTTATGTACCCGGTAAACGAGGTCCATCAGCTTGGGAAACATGTAAAGTTAAACAAGAAATTTCCGCAGATATTGATTGTTTTATTACTGGAATAGAGCCTGCCGCGCGCGATTATACCGGTAAAGATATTCAAACTTGGAATCTTTGGGAAGATGAACGAAGCGGCGAAAAGCTTAACGGTCAATTATACGGAGATTATCGTATGGGACGTGCAATTCGACCAATTTCTAAAGGTTATTATTTTGGGTGGCCTGGAGCAATTTATACAAGTATATATGATAATAATGGAAATATTGTTCCATTATGTAAAGTTGCGGGTCTTACTGAAGATTTTAAAACTCAATTAAGAGACAATTTTGACGAATGGAATATGTGTCCTCTAACTATCGGAGGAATGATGGTCTCAACTGCTCAAGCTGAAAGTGATGGAACTGGCATCTCGATTCGCCACCCTTATATAAAGAGTATTAGAAAGAATGATATTAATCCTAAAGATTGCACTTTAGCTAAAATTCTTTCTTAATATATAAATAAATAAAATCTAAGCTATATAAAATATAGTGAGGAGGAACCAATGAGCGACTTTGAATTTTTGGGTTTTGTTAATGAAGCAAGTACATTAGACCCAGTAATGTATCAATATTTTAATCAACTTTTAAAAAATAGAACTGTTATTCTAAATGATGAAATTGATGAAAGTATTTTAGAAACAGTAGTATTACCTTTAAAAAATTTTGAACAAGATGAAGATATTAATCCTGTTAAATTAATTTTAAATACTCCCGGCGGTTCAGTAGCCGATGGCTTAATGTTATGTAATATAATTGATAATTATAAAAAGCCATTAGATATTATTGTTCCATCTTATTCTTGTAGTATGGGAACAATTATTTTATGTTCTGGGAATAAAAATCCTAATGTTACTAAAAAATGTTATCCATTTTCATTTGCTTTATTTCATTCAGGGCAAACTGTCGTTGGAGGAGAAACTACTACTGTAGATGATATTGTAGATTTTAATCGCGGCGTAAACGCTAGAATCCGCGATTATGTTATTGAAAATACAAATATATCTCCTGAGCTATATGATTCCCATTATCGTAAGCAATGGTATCTTACAGCTCAAGAAATGTTAGAATATCATTTAATAGATGAAATTATTGGGGCGTGATATTGTGATTAATTTTCTTGACACTTCTGCTATTTTAAATGGAGCTATTAATATTTATGATAATATTTATATTAGTCCTATTGTATTGGCAGAACTAGAAAATATAAAAACCTCTATCCACAAAGACGATAGTTTAAAATATAAAGCAAGACAAGCAGTAAGAGATATTCTTATTAATAAAGACATTCTTGTTAAACCAATTTCTACGAAATTAATTGACAAAACTTTTAAAGAATATCCTTTTTTAAATAATATAAATGATCACCGAATATTATGTGAAGCTTTAGTTTTAGATAAAAAAGTAGAGCCTGTTAATTTTATTACTAGCGATTGCGCACTTTATGAGATTTCTAAGTTTGTAGATTTAACAACAGTAACTTTTTTAACAGATTCTTATCAAGAAAAAAATCAAGAAGCTTTCTATTGCGGTTATGGTAAATATTACCCAACAGATGATGAACTTGTAAAACTTTATGCAGAAGGTTTAAATCAAAATATTTTAAACGCAAAAGTAAATGAATATTGCGAAATTTTTAATCATGAGGGTGCTTTATCTGATATTTTAAGATGGGATGGGAAATCTTATCAGCATTTAAAATATACTAACATTGAAAATAAAACTTTAGGAATTAAAGTTGCTCCACGAAACTTAAATCAAAAAATGATGTTTGATTTATTACAAAATCCAGACATTCCAATTAAATTAATTACTGGAGTATATGGTAGCGGTAAAGACTATTGTGCTTTAATTCACGCACTTAATTTAATTGAGAAAGGTAAAAAAAATAAATTAGTTTTTGTTAGAAATCTAATTGATTTAAAAGATACTCCACAAATCGGTTTCTTACCAAATGATATAGAACAAAAAATTGGATGGGGTCTTGGACCAATTAAAGATATTTTAGGCGGCGATGAAGCTCTTGAAATATTTACATCTCAAAATCAAATTGAAGCTGTAAATTTAGGTTTCTGCCGCGGTCGTAGTTGGGAAAACGCAATTATATATGTTACTGAAGGACAAAATTTAACAAGTTCTCAAATTAAATTACTTATTTCTCGTTTAGGAGAAGGTTCAGAAATTATTATTAATGGTGACTATCACGGTCAAGTTGATAAAGAAATTTTTGAAAAGGATAATGGAATTAAAGCTATGCAAAATAAATTAGTTGGACAGCCGATGTTTGGCTGTATTGATTTAATTAAAACTGAACGTAGTAAAGTTGCTGAAATGGCTGGCTTACTTGATTGAGGGAGAGAAATCTCCCTCTTTATTTTTTGACTTTTTTCAAAATTTGTGTTATAATAAAAAAAAGGTGGAAATATATGAATTTAAAAAAACAAATTTTAGAATTATTTAGACAATATTATAATCAAAATGCGGGTCAAACTTATTTAGGATGTAGTAATGAAGAGAGATACAAAATAATAGCTCAAAGTTTTGATGATCTATTAATGGATATTTATACTTTAGTAAAGAATTATGAAGGAGAATAATATGAAAACACAACTACTTAAAATGCTTGGAGATTGGCAAGACGTAGTAGATGATTGCCGCGCAACAGTTAGTAAACCACCACTTGAAAAAGAACCTTCTTCTAAATTTAAAAGAAGTATTCTCATTGCGGAACACAGCCCAATTCGTGATATTATTTTTCGTTGGAAGTGGTCCGGAATTAAATCTTGGGTAGCAACACATTGGGTTCGTCATCATTGGGAATGTAGAGTATCTACACAGCGTAATGATAGACAAGATAAATATGATAGAAACAAAGCGCCACAAGATGCTCCAGTAGATTTTATAGGACAAGCTAATGTTCAACATCTAATTGATACAGAGCGTAAGCGTTTATGTACTATGGCGGCAAAGGAAACTCGTGACTGTGCTGAAAATTTAAAGTATACAATTCATAATATTCAACCAGAAATTGGCGATGTTTTAGTTCCTAATTGTATTTATAGGGGCGGTTGTCCAGAAGGCGAAAATAATTGTCACTTCTATGAAAAATTTTTAGAACGCCATCCAGAAATTACACCTTTTACAACATTACAAGAACGCTATGACATTTATAATAAAGAATTTTATGAGAAGTATTCTCATAATGGAGAATAAAATGACGATTAAAGAGCTTAAAGATTTACTTAATGATGAAGATTTTAATGATGATATGGAAATTGTAGTAGGTTTAGGTGGTATTCGAAAAACTCAACCATTGGTTGCTATTGAATATAATAATCCAGATTGCCCTAATACAATTTGTTTAAGTGGAGTAGAAGAAAATGACACTTGAAGAAGTTAAAAAAGCTTTTCCAATTGATTCTACTTTATTAGTTAATGGACACCAAATGAAAATTACTGGTTATTATTTTGATACATATAATTGGTGGCCTATTAATGTTGTTGAAGGTTTTAATGAAGAAATTAAAAGAGCCGTTCGCCAAAAACAATTGTGCGGTTTACGTGCTAAAACATCTGTGATAGATGATTATTTAATTGACGAAAATAGTTCTGATTGGCTTAATAAACCATTACCAATTATAAATGGAGACAGCGGTTTCCCAACTAAAGAAACTGCTTTACAGCATTTAAATATATTAGATATTTTTTTAAAAGAAAATTTAGAAGGAACTCCTGCTCCTCCTTTATTTTAATTTTATTAGTATAAGGAAGAAAGAAATGATTTGTGAAAATTGTCCTTATGGAGAATTAGTGCAAGTTGACTCATTAATTTGGATGGTTAAATGTTCTATAGAAGATGCTTTAATGGCACGTAAAGATGAATGTTGCTTCCCTGATATAATACAGAAAAAAGGAGTAAAATGAATGAACTATAAATTAATAATTCATTATGAATATATACGAGACATGCAAGAAGTATATAACGAACTTATTGAGAATGGCTATTTGCCTGATGAAGCAAAGCGGCAAATTGAGTCTGACTTAAAAGAATTGGCCGAAAAAATCAATTGGTGCGCGGATAACACTTTTTGGGGTAATTATACTGAAGTTGTTAAAGTGGAGGAAATTGATGGAAAAGAAAATTAAATTTAAAGTTAATTTAAATTATGAAATAGAATATGATAGTACAAAAGATTATTCCTTCTTTCTTGAAGATGAATATGGAGAAAAAGGGGCAAAGAAATTATGTGAAGCTATTATTATAAATAAAATAAATAGTGCAGCCTCTTATATAAATAATGTATTTCATATGCCCTCTGAAATAACTTATAATATTGAGGAGATTAAAGATGAAAATTGATTTTTCCAATATTCAAAGTCTTAGAATGTTTAATAACGCTTGTAGACTAAGTTGGTTTCATCATAAAAGACGAGTAAGAAAAAAGAATCATGCTCGTATACATCGCAGTCTTGAAATTTTTATGGGAGTTAAGAACAGAAAGATAAATCTTATTCGCGCGAAAAAATTAACTGGATGGAGGGAGCCATTGTGGTATTTAGTCAAAGGTTATTAATTTTATTTATTATGATTTTCTGTCATTTAATTGACGATTATAAACTTCAAGGTATTCTCGCAAATATGAAGCAACGTCAATGGTGGAAAGAGAATGCTGACAAATACTTATACCGTAATGATTATAAGATGGCTTTAATTGAACATGCTTTTAGTTGGTCTTTCACAACTACTTTACCATTTCTTGTTATTGCTTTTATTCAAAACAATTCGCTATTAGCAATTTTACTTGTTATTAATTATATTATTAATACAGCAATTCACGCTTTTGTAGATGACTTAAAAGCTAATAAATTTAAGATTAATCTTGTAGAGGACCAACTTACACATTTATTACAAATTATTTGTACTTGGATTATTTTAACAACAGCAATAAAATAGGAAGGAATGAAATTAGAAATATTACTTATCTATTGATAAGAATATTTCTTTTTACTTAAAGATGTGCTAAATATGTCCGCACATTTCAAGGAGGATAATTATGATACAAGAAATTATTAATAAATATAAACAATATCAAATAGATAATAAATTAACCCAGCAACAGGTAGCTGATAAAGTTCATATTAGTAGAACTCATTTATCAAGGATTTTTAATGGTGAAAGAACCCCGTCTATGGCCTTACTAAATCGTATGGAAGAAGTAATGAAAACTGGAAGCAGTAGTAAATATTAATTAAATTAACAAAATGGCAAAGAGGTATTCAGGTATGACAGGTAAAAATATTTATCGAGTATATACTCGTTGGCTAGCCTATGAGCTAAGAAAATTAGGATTTAAAATAGTTGGAACAGATATAAATGAATATCACCCAGAATATACTGTATGGCTTTTTGAAAATAGTTATGCATTACAACAAGCAATTCCTAATTTAACTAAGCAACATAAGCGTAGTTAAGGAGGAAACCTAAGATGGCAAATTATCAAAATCAACTAAAACTTGAACTTACAGAGTTAGATAAAATAACTCATAAGCAAGATGATGGAAATAGATTTATTCAGCCTATTAATTTTAAATATGAAGCCGCTGCAATGCGAAATTTAAATGGTAATGCCTTTAAAATTTGGCGTTATCTTTTAAGATGGTATGGAAAAGATTATTTCTTTTTTTCACCTGCGGCCATTCGTAAAGAATTGGGCCTTGGCGAAAATGGAGCAACAACCGCACGAAAAGAACTTGAATTAAAAGGCTATATAACGCCAGTAGAAAATAAAAAAAATGTTTATAAATTTACTCCAGTTTTACCTATTGATTATGAAACATTAAAAAATACAAAAGATTTAATTAATGATTAAAGCCACGATTTTCGTGGCTTTTATTGCCTCAAAAATTGTGGTATAATCCCACGAAAATCGTGGATTAAATGCCACGAAAAAAGTGGATATGCCACGAAAAAAGTGGAAATATCCACGAAAATCGTGTGAGTAATATAAATATAATATAAATATATAAAATAAATAAAATAAAGAAAAATAAAAAATATGGCGCGACGCGCGAAAAAGTTTGACTTTTTCTAAAAATTATGCTATAATAAATAAAAGAAAAGAAAGGAGATTTAAAATATGTATAGAGATAAACGTTGGCGAACAAAATATAAAGCCGCAGAACTTAATCCAAATTATCCAATTGACCCAGAGGTTTTAAAGAATCAAGAAGAAGCAACTGCTAAACTTAATTTAATTTATCGTGAAATTGATGATCAAGAAGTTAGCGGTAACGGTTTACATGAACACATTTGTACTTTTGAGATGTTAAGCAATGATAAGACAAAACAAGCACGTCAATGTAGAGAATGGTTAAAGAAACATCCGATTGAATATCCTAATAACGATTTTTTAATTTGGGAACCTTGTGATTTTTGTGCCATGATGAATTATGTAGCACAAGATGATGAAGGAAAAATTATGTATGTATCAAGAACTTTTCCTGAACCATTAAAGAAATATTTTGAAAAGGAGTAAATAAAATGATTACAATTATTCAAAATCGTGGAACTGGTAAGGCAAAGAAACTACTCGAAATTGCTCACGAAAATGGTGCAACAATTATTACTCAGGATAAGAGAGCTTTTGAAGTTAAAGCAAAGTCTTATGGTTTTTCTGATGTTGAAATTCTAGATTACGAAGATTTAGAAGATGATAACTACACTATTGACAAGCCGGTTCTCGTTCATAATGGAGATAAATTTTTAGAATATCTACTTGATCGCTATTATGGTTTAGACATAATTGGGTTCAGTGCTACACAGGAGGATTAATTATGTTGAATGTAAGTAATGAATTATTAGATAAACTTGTAGATATGGTTGTTGAGAAAAAGGTAGAGGTAGATATTAACGTTACGCCTGACTGTATGGAAATTAAAATTGAACCTTGGAAACCTTATGAAGTAAAGTGTCCATATGGGAAGGATGATAAAAATGGTTAAGGAAGGATCGTTTGGAAAGTTTAAGTATTTATTATATGAACCATCGCATTTAAATAATTTAAAAAATCTACCATTAATTGTAGTAATGCATGGTAGCGGCGAAATTGGCTCTTCACTTTCTAAGTTAAAGGCGCGCGAACCTTATATTTCATTAAATAATGGAAAATTTAAAACTGACGCCTATATTTTAATGCCACAATTACCTAAAGATACTTGGAAAAGTTATGCGGCGGAATTAGTAAAATTAATTAATGAAATTGTTATTACTTATAAATGCGATTCAAAACGAGTATCTTTAACTGGACATAGTTTAGGTGCAATGGGTGTAATTGAGATAATAGAAAAATATCCAGGCTTTTTTTCTGCTGGCGCCTCGCTATCTTGCGCTCATGATTACACCGATAAAATTAAAAATATTTCACATGTACCTATTTGGTTTCTTTATGGAGAAAAAGAAAGTAATTATGGAAAATATGCGCGAAAGATGTATGAAATTGCTATAAAAGGAAATAGTGATTCTAAAATTAACGCAATTCCAGGTTATGGTCATCCAATTCAGCCATTTTGGTGCAATGAAAAATATGGAATTTTTAAATGGTTAATTAATTTTTCTATAGGCCAATATCCAACATGGCAAGATTGGCTAAATAGTTATTATTTACTTGATGGAAGAGGAATGGCTACTAATGAAGTTGATAAGCCTATTCCTGATGATATTGCTAGAAAACTTGGCTTAAAAAGAGAATAAATATTTGACTTAATATTTAAATTTTGATATAATATTCATAGAAAAAGAAAGGAATTAATAATTATAATTATGATGACATTAGAAGAAGGTCTACAAATTATTAATCAAATTCCAAATCGTCCTTTTGAAGAATTATTTAATAAAGAGCAATTATCTACTATTCGTTTAAATAAAGGACGAACAGGACAACTTTTAGAAACTGTAATTTTACTTTTAAAATTATCTAATACTCATTTAGATTTTTCAAATGGAGAATTAAAGACAAATAAATGTAAAGCTGATGGTTCTCCAGATGAAACTGTTGCAGTATGTCAAATTTCATCTTTATTTGATGATATGATTGATATTAATAATTATGATTACACTCATAATTATGTCATGGATAAATTAGCAAATATGATATATTTACGTGTCGATAAAAGTGATTCAAACCCAAGTAAATGGAAATTTTTACCTCCAATTCATGTTTCTCGCAACAATTTAAAATATAATAAATGGTATGAAAAAGTAGAAGAAGATTTACGTTTTATTTGTAATAATATGAAAATAGCTTGTGATAAAAGAGAACAAATTTCTTCTACCCGTGGGCCAGGACATTATATTCAAATTCGCACAAAAGATTCGAAACCTTATCACGGAATTTATTCTCAAACGTATAAACGTTTTGTGTCTGATAAAAATTATGCTATCTATATTACAACAGATGGTCTAAAAGAATTAATTAAAATTTTTATGGAGTGATATTTATGGCATTAAATAAAGGCTATTTAACCGCAAAAACGGATAAAGCCTCTGATGAAGTTTATACTCCAGCTTATGCGGTTAAGCCAATTTTAAAATACATTACACAAGATAAAATCATCTGGTGTCCTTTTGATAAAGAAGATAGTGAATATGTAAAACTTATTCGCGCGAATAACAACAAAGTTATTGCTACACATATAGATAACGGACAAAATTTTTTCTTTTATGAACCAGATGAATCTTATGATATAATTATCTCAAATCCACCTTTTTCTTGTAAAGACGATATAATTAAGAGACTTTATGAGTTGAATAAGCCATACGCAATTCTTTTACCAATCCCATCTTTACAAGGTCAAAAACGTTTTCCTTATATGCAAGATTGCCAAGCATTAATTTTTGATAAAAGAATTAATTATTATACTAATCCATTAAGAAAAGAAATTCAAAAAGGCGTTAGTTTTGGCAGTTTTTATCTTTGTAGAAATTTTTTATCAAAAGATTTAATTTTTGAAGAATTAGAAATTAAGGAGTAATAAATGAAAATTTATTTAGCTGGGCCTTGCGATACTGAAAATCGTTATATTATGGTTCAAATTTCCAAAATCTTTCGCGAATATGGTGGTTATGAAGTATATTGTCCTTGGGAATTAAAAATTGAAAATGCTTGGGAAATGCCGCAAGAAGAATGGGCGCGAAGAGTTTTTGAAGCTGATATTAAAGCTATTCAAGAATGTGATGTATTTGTTATGATTAGCCCTGGTCGTGAAAGCACAGCTGGAACAAATTGGGAAAATGGCTATGCTTATGCTTTAAATAAACATATTGTAGTTATTCAAATTACTAATAAATCAACTTCTTTAATGACTTATACTAGTGCATCTGAATTTTTTAATTCTTCTTCAGAAGATTGCTTAAAAATTATAAAGCATATTATTGATTGCTGGGAACGATGGGGATTATATAGCATTGCTTTAAATGGTATTGATGGAAATTATATGTGCAAGACGGTGTTAACTTAATGTGGGAAATATTTAAAAAATTACATAATTATCATAGCTTTTGCCGCTATTGTGTTTGGGAAGGTAATTGGAAGAAAGCTTCGTGGATTTGTACAAATAGAATTGACCCGCTAGCGCGAAAACATCCAATTTTAAACTTTATCGTCGCACTTTAAAGGAGAAGAAAATGTCTAAATATCAAGAAATTCAAGATTATATTAAATGGTATCAAAATAAATACACGCAAAAAGATGGTACGAAACCAGTTCCAATTTTTGAAATTGTGGTTTTTGAAAATCCCAATAAAGAACTTATCTATCATAAGCCAGAAGGAGATACGTACTCTGGATTTCCCGATACCGGCGGTGAAAATTATATGGGATTCTATTATGACCTTGATACCGCGATTAAAGCTATGAACGAAAATTGGGCTGATATTCAAGAATGTTGTTTTCGCGCGGGTTTTGTTCTTTGTCATTTTCCTGGCTTATATCAGAGCGCGGGAAAAGAACAACGTATATATTTTCTTTGGGATGAAGAAAAGAAAGGATTTTTTGAAGCAGAAGAGCCGAATATTTTTAGGCATGCTGCTTATTAAAGCCAAGAAAAAACTTGGCTTTTTAAATATTTAAAGGAGGGATAATAATGAGAGAAATTACTGATAAAATGCGTATTGCCGCGAAAAAATATATTACTCCAAGATGGCGCGAAAAATATGGTTTTTTAGAACCTTATGATATTGATGAAGAAAAAATTGAAGAAACTACTTGTGGAATTTATTTAAAATGTCGTTGTCATTTTCCAGATTGTCCTACGATGAAAGATCCAACTCATCCTTGGGCGAGTGTAAGAGGAAGTAAATTAAATGGCAGAACACAAATTTCTTGTGGCGCATGCGCGAAAAAAGCTAGGCAATTAGAAGAATTTAAATTTAAAGAAATGAAAATTGGCGATACAGTAGGATGCTGGCATTTAGATGAAGAATTAAAAAATAAAGATTTAAAACAAAAAATGGGCTGGACAGGGCATAGTAAATATTATAAAGCACATTGTATATATTGTGGAATTACAGATTATAAAAGCTCAGATCATCTAAAAGTTGGAGATGATAGTTGTGTTTGTCGTTCAGGCAGCGCGAATGAAAAACGACTTAACAATTTATTAAAACGTATTTTTGGAGATAATGAAAATTTTTTCTATATTTCAGAATATGGATTTGATAATCAACGTATAGATTTTGCTATTTTTAATAAAGAAGAAGAGCCACTACTTTTTATAGAATACGATGGAGAATTTCATGATAGCGCTGAAATGCACAAAGGTGAATTAGAATTGAATAAAGAAAGAGATAAAAGAAAAGATTCTAAAGCTGAGCAACTAAATATTCCAATTATAAGAATTAATTATAAAGAACAAAATCATATTAATGA